TCAAATGACCAGTTTTTTCCATTCCTTACCGCGTGCGTCGTTGTAAATATCGGTCATTTTTTGATTCGAATGGCCCAGCAAAATTTTGGTATCAATTCCCTGTTCTCTGAACAATCGTTCTGATAAAGATCTCTGCTCATGGAAAGAGGGTGGGGTGCCATTAGCACGCCAGTTGTAATCCACAGAATCCCGGGCTTTTTTAAATGCAACGGTTAACGTTGCTGGCTTAACCATCCCGCCGCGCTTAGCTGTCCCTTTAGCATGATGGTGGTGCAATAGCCACGGACTAAGAACGCAATCGCGACAGGATGACACCACATCATCCAGGGTGAGATTTAATTTATCGCAACGCAGAGCCAGAGGGATGGCAATCCGGGTTCCTGTTTTTTGCTGTTCGACATGAAGATAACCATCCCTGATATCCGAAAATTTCATTTTGCAAATATCTGAAAGGCGCTGGCCTGTCATCAGTGCCAGCAGCATACCACGCTGTAAAAAGTAACCATCCTTTTCCGCTGCATTATAAATCATCATCCACTCATCAAAGGTCAGTCGTTGCCGTGATATCCGTACCTGTGGTTTTTTTGCCGATTCTGCAGGGTTAAAGCCAGGCGGGACATCGCCCGTTTGCTGGGCCTCCCGGAAAACATCAATCAGTACTTTCCTGAAAATTTGTCCCATTCTGTTATGTCCTTTTGCCTTGTAATCTTCCAGCACCGATACCACATCTTTTACGGTTATGGCATCTAAAGGTCTGGTACCAAAACGTTCATCAAATACCCTGAGAGGGGATGCTTTCTGTTTCAGTGTGTTGAGTTTGATCTCTCCGTTTTCATATCTTTCCTGTTGAATTTTTCGGTAACTATTCAGAAAAACAGAAACGGTTGATGAACCACCGGTATCACGAATAATTTTCTCCTGCAGAGTGAGCATTTGTTCCATTTGTTGCTTGGCAAGACGGCTGTTCGCTTCTGCTGCAATAGCTTCTGCCTGTTTCTGGTCAATACTGCCGAGCCCGTGATTTTTTCCTGTTATGGGATGCCTGTAACGCCAGTAAACTTTGTTATTTCTTTTGTCAAAATACGGAGATAATCCCGGAACTTCAGTTTTATATTTTCGTGGGCGCGCCATCTTCCAGTATCCTCTTCAAAGCAGGGTGATCTGTGGCGATCACTTCCGGCTTGTTTACCATTCCGACAAAGCGAGCTCGAGGATCCACTCGCCAGTGTCTTCCAACTTTTTTGGGGAGAGGAAATATCATTCCGGCTTTAGCGTATTTACTTAACGTGCCCGGAGTAGGGACCGGTTCACTGAATTCCTCTTTTGCCCACTCAGTGAGCAGAATAAGTCTTGCCATGAGCGTTGTTCGCTAATCATGGCCGCCGCCACTATAGCTTGCGGACGACGACCGGGGTTGAACATTAAAAATCAGCCTGACTCGGGATCAGTTTTTGCCAGATTGCTGAAACTTGTTTTGCCTGGTGACGGGCATCGTCCAGCGCATTGTGGGGTACGCCTTCGAATGGAATAGCCATTCTGACATCAAAGCCAATGGCATTACCCAGTTCAACGATTGTGCGTACATCGCGATCGTTGTAGTAAAGCCACGGGCAGGGGATCCCCTGCCGTTCATATGAACGGCGTAAAATTACGTTGTCGAAGTTGGCTCCATTTCCCCATACCTGGACAAAACGCCCGCCGGAGTTTTTTTCGATAAATTCTATGAATAGCCGGAGAGCAACATCTAACGAGATTTCATCGGTAAAAATAGCGGATTGTGCTTCGCGTGATCGTTTCGCCCACCACTTTATTGTTTTACGGTCGATGATTCCGCCGGAGGTTTCCAGATCGATAGCTTTACTGAATTCAGGCCCCATCTCTCCGGTTGCCGGATCAAAAAATGTACCGCCAATAGAGTTGATTGGCGCATCAGGATTTGTTCCCATCGTTTCAAGGTCGACCGACAGGTGAATCCACACTCTGCTGGTGGATGTGATAACGTGATGACCGTTCACCGCAATTAAGGGATCTGCCGCCTCTCCAGTTTCACTATCGCTGGTGTGATGCTGATCGTTACCAGCATTCTCATTGTTCGGATGTTCAGCGCCTTCCATTTCCTCCGGATCATCTTCCTGAACTTCAGCCCTATTTTTTTCATCGAATGTTTCCTGGTATGTTGCGTCGCCCATTACCGCGCCACAGTCAGGACAGTTGCCGTCGCCGGTCTGACCGCAGGCGGTGCAGACTTTTTCCGGTTCTTGTTGCACTTCTGGTTCAGGCAGTTTCGTTTCTGGCTCGTTTTGTAACGCATTTGGACTGTTTTGTTCCGCTTTCTGGTCGTTTTGTTCTGATTCGGGCTGGTTCTGGTTCACAGAATCGCGGGTTTCAATCCTCTTAACCCATTTCGGATCATTCGGGTCGCTAATCCCTTCAACAAATTCACCACGTGATGCAGCAAGCAATTTATCGGTGTCAGGCTGGCTGATATTGGCTGCCTGCATAATTTTGTTTACTTCGTCAGCGGTAACTTTTACCGGCTCTGGTTGTTCTGAATCTTCTGCGGTATCTGTATTTTGCTGTAAGCCCGTATATGTGCCATTTTTTCGGGCAAAATATTCTTCTTTTGAGATTTCGGTACCACCGGCAGCCAGCGCCTTGTCCAGGCCAGAAAGTTTGTTTGCCCTGCCGTATTTTTCCCCGTCCTTATCGGTAAAGACGAAATAAAACGGTCCTTCACGCTCTACAGATGGTTCAGCTTCCACCAGGATTTCATTTTTTTGAGAATTGGATTCCGCCGTCTCCACTGGATCAGTTTGTGCTGCTGACGACAGGATAGCATCAGCAGAGCTCTGGTCTGTTTCTTCATGTTCAAACACGCCCTTTGTCGTCAGGTATTCGCTGATGTATTTGTTCAGTGCAACGGGATCTTTGTGAATATCGATCGGACGTTCGCGAACAAGGCCAAAAATAGTCTGACGGTCATAGGCAAGTGCTTCGGGCTGTTTGCGCATTGATGCTGAGATACGTTTCCAGTCTTCGCGATCCTTGTCGATAACCTCATTTGTCGCCCAGCGATGGATGGTACCGTCAATGTTTCCTGCATCCACATCACCGGGCCAGAGGGCGCAGGCCAGTTCATTGTCGAGTGTTTTCCATGTCTGTTTGTATTCGCGGCGAACGGCAACAGTGACAGCCCCGGTTTTTTCAGCAGCGTTTTCAGTGTTCTGTTGGTTTACTCTGGAACGGGCGATATCAACGACAGATATGTATTTCCCGGTTTCCTTGCGTTCACTTTCGCGACGTTTTTTCCAGATGCGCATCTCTGCCTGAATTTCGGGCCATTTAGCAGCAGGTTTACATTTATGCTTAACCCACCCGATGGCATGCAGCTTAAGCTCCGGATACATGGCGTTAACTTCTGGCATCTTCATCAACGCTTCAACGATATGGCCGTCGAATGTTGCCATGTCTTCCTGCAACAATTCCTGAGCGCTAATCACCATATCAACAGTGATGTTTTCACATGCGTCGAACTTAACCATGACGGCGTTCTGTACTTCAGGGGCCAGATTGTCAAAAGTGATGTTCATCGGATCGGATTCGGGTTCGACCGGGACAAAGGACGCAGACTCCTCATCCCAGCGGTTTTCCTGCATATATTCGGTATCCCAGGAATCGAGGGCAGGGCGGGGTATGCCGGGTTTATCCTTGCAGACAATAAATTTATAAGCGCAGTCCTGAGCTGCCGGGAATTGCTCCAGAAATTGCCAGTGAAATTTTGCGCGTGCGCGACGCTTATCACCGGCTTCAATGGCAGTGGCCACCGCAACAGCGCTATCTTCTTCTATGGCCTGTTCGTCAGGAATAGCAGCGCAAATAAAGATTTTATTCATTGTGTTTTAACCTCATGACAGATTTCAGGGTGAACGAATCCCTGCCATTGCTGGCATTTTTAATCCGTTGGTATGGCGTTAATATGGCTGGCGGGTTATCCAGCCGGTGTTTCGTTATTCAGGTACAGCGATACTTTGTTTAACGGGAGACATTCACCGGAAATTTTTTGCTCGTCTCTTGCCTGATGGCAGGATTCTTTACTGGCATAAATTCCGGTAATCACATTCTGTGGCTCACCTGTTATCAGAAAAACCGTCATCATCAGTGCAAACGCTGAACTCACTGCTGCCCTCCGAAAATGCCAAGTTCAAGAAGGGCAATTCTGGAGAGAATGGAATTATCATTGAGAAGATAAGGCTCATATTTTCTCATCCTGATGGCGTCCTCAGTAAACTCCCGGTTACTGAGCAGAATACCAATATTAAAACACCCTTCAGACGTATTAACGTTTGGTAGTGACGTTTCCATTATCGCGTCCTCAACAATGAATTTTGTGATGTGGTGCCTGGTGCCTCCAGGTGACGTTAACCAGTAAACAATTAACGTCGGAATACAGAATCACCCATAACGCTGTTTTTAGCTTTAACTGTTCCGCGTGCGCTTAGCCGCATTCACCGCATCACAAAATACACTTTAAAAATGGCGGATATCCATTTCTGCCGAATCACCAGAAAAGTGATAACAGAGGTTGTTGTGGCGGTGTTGTCACTCAGGCGTATGGTCAACCTGACAACCCGGTGCATTTTCTGGAACAATGGAGGAAGCCCCAGCCATACTTACCGCCGCGCCATTTCGCGGATTGCCACAACCGGAAGCGCACGATCGAATTAAATTTAACGACGACATATACAGAGAGACTAACTTCGCCGTGCGCTTTCGTGTTATGCCCTGACTTTTCAGGGATATGTTCTTTCAGTAAACTGTCAGTGCCGGATTCTTATCCGTGTCCGGCGCACGTGCTCTACCTCACCCGTGAATAAATTAATGATTAATTGATATTTTGTTGTTTGATTCAACTTTCCCATCGGATGTGTGATGCTTTAAATCACAGGAGTTAATACTGCTTGCTGTAAAATGATTTTCAAGGGGAGCTATTCGAATCCCTTTCTTTTTCATTAACAAGCCAAATCCTTTATTAATGATGTCCATTAATTCCAGAAAGTATTTTTCATGTAAATCCTGTTTATCAGAGAGCTGCTTCTCTTCGTACAGCCCGATAAAAGCTCGGCGTACGTTACCGGATATATTATCGATGGTTTCTTTTTCTACGGTACTCAGGTCAAGAGTGGCCAGTTGAGAACGAACTATATTCGCTGCCATTTCCTGGAATGGTACTGGTAAATCTTTAAATTCCATCGTCAACCTCATCAGTCAGTGTTTCTGGCTAACCAGCGACGCGCGCCAGCTTCAGTTTTAAAAGTTTTGCTTCTGGTATACGTCATCGCGGTAAACGTGCCGTCCTGGTTAGGGAACACACCGCATACCAGAGATTCGTTGTTGCCAAGATTGAGCGTATCCATGTTGACCTCATTTCCCCTTAACGCCGGGGCGCGGAACTAAAAACCTGCTGCGCTGTTATATAAAGTGTTCCCGCCGTCATGTTCATACGCCTCGGGCTGGCTACTTAACCCCTGACCACTGCCGGGTAACTCGAAGTATTGCCTGGCGTTCTGTGGGATGGGGTTGGAATAAAATAAAGTTTAGAAAAATGAACTTTACGAGTCAATGTTTTTTTATCAAAACATGACAGCAGGCAGCTGTTAAGCCATCAATATGATGGCGTACAGTAAATTAAGGGGATTAGTTAAATATCTTGTTGAATTTTAAAGCATACACCTAAAATGCGGGATATATCATCCAGCATGATTGATGGGTAGCGTGGATTTGAGGGAACTAAGAGGATGTCAGGTCCTTCTATTTCCAATTTACGAATTACTGGTGTAGTTGTTCCTTTTGGTAATGCTAGAACAATATTGCCATGTTGTGCGGTTCGATCTGGGTCGACAAAGACCGTTGATCCATTCGGAATTGATACACTTCCGCCTGCGGCAGACATACTATCGCTCTCTAGAACTACTGCAAATGTATTGACAGAAGTTTCACCAGCGAGCTGAACACAAGAGAGTCCTGAGGTATTTGTCATATAATCACTCCAACTTGCTGCCTGCTGAAGTGATAGTAGCGGAACCCTTTTTACCGGCGGCAAAGATAGATCACTATATTCACTTATATTTAACACACCTCCATTAAGAAGCCAGTTTTCACTTACTTTCAAGATCTTGGCGAGAGAGCTTATGTAACGAGCGGATGGAGTACCTCCACCGTTTATCCACTGACTGACAGAGCCCTTTGATGCGCCTGTAGCGATGGCAAGGTGCTTTCCCTTCAGATTTAGCGCGTTCATGCGCTGAGTGATGCGTTCAGATATTGTTTGCTTAGTCATGTTTTGATTTTAAAACACTAGAGGTTTTGTTTCTTGACTTTCTTTTGTTTTGATTATTAAACTTTGTTTGTTCAGTTTTCTGGAGTGAACTATGAAAAAATCAGAAGTTTTAGGATATTTTGGCGGTGTTGTTAAAACAGCATCAGCGCTAGGAACTTCGAAAACCACAGTCAGCATGTGGGGAGAGAATGTTCCGTGGAAATGGGCGTTGCTTATTCAGGCTGTTACTGATGGCGCACTTAAGTATGAGTTGCATGTACCAACGGTTACCATTCCATGTGTTGATTGTAAGTCACTTTCAGATCAGGGAGTTGATTCATGAAAATCACGCATGAACATATCCGCATGGCGATGAATGCGTGGCTGCTTTATCCGAGGGTAGGGCGCAAAAAAATCGCTGATGATATAGCGACAGCATATTTTGAGCTTGAAATGACTTATCCACTAATGCATGACACCTCTACGACAGAGGGTATTGGATTGAACATACAAAATATTTTTCGCTGGCTTGAAAAGGATACGCCTGATGCTGTTGAAAAAATTCAGGCACTAATTCCGGCTATCCTGACTGTTCTTCCGCGTGAACTGCGTTATCACCTCAGTATTTTTGACACTGTTGAGCGCCGTGCATTACTGGCGGCGCAGGAAGCGTTGAGCACGGCAATTGATGCACATGATGATGCAGTCCAGGCCGTTTACCGGAAAGCGTATTTCAGCGACAGCGGGTCATCCGGCGAGTCTGTTGTGGTGCATTGATATTTATGCCAGACCCCTGCTGATTCTGTTGATTGGGGAATCACAGAATATCACCAGAGGATGGTTCGTCACAAGATGAGGCAATTATGGCCGCATTACCATACATGCAACTGTACATAGCTGATTACTTGGCTGACACCATGCATTTGTCCGCAGAGGAGCACGGCGCGTATTTGTTGTTGATGTTCAATTACTGGCAAACAGGGAAACCAATACCTAAAAACAGGCTGGCAAAAATTTCCCGTCTGACTAACGAGCGATGGGCTGATGTGGAACCATCCTTGCGGGAGTTTTTTTGCGATAACGGCGATGAATGGGTGCATCTTCGGATTGAGGAAGATCTGGCATCAGTCAGGGAAAAATTAACCAAAAAATCAGCCGCCGGAAAAGCATCTGTTCAGGCCAGAAGAAGCAGAAAGGAAGCATATGTTCAAACAAAACAAGAGAGAGATTTAACAGGCGTTCAAACAAATGTTGGTGTTGTGTTTGAATATGACGCAAACACAAAAGCAACTAATAAAGATACAGATCTAAAAGAATTAAACCCCACACATAACGTGCGTGAACGCGAGAGTATTCCGACCAGTGAGTCGCATGGTGCGCTGTTGCAGACAGCCGAACCTGAATACCTGGACGGCCTGAGCGAACCGATCGGGAAATTTTCGATGACTACTGTCTGGCAGCCGTCGCCGGATTTTCGACAACGGGCAGCAGTGTGGGGTATGGCTCTGCCTGAGCCGGAATTTACACCTGCAGAGCTTGCCGCATTCCGGGATTACTGGATGGCGGAGGGGAAGATTTTCACGCAGGTTCAGTGGGAGCAGAAATTTGCCCGCCACGTGCGGCACGTCAGGGCACAGGTAAAACCAGTCAGCAAGGGGGGAAGTCATGCAGCACCAGGTGGCACCGCATCACGGGCAGTTCAGGAAATCCGGGCTGCACGCGAACAGTGGGAACGTGAAAACGGATTTATCAGCAACGGAAACGGCCTGGAAGCTGTGGGAGCTTATGGGGGAGGTGTATTCGAACCGCTGGACTCAGAAGAACGGGGCCGCACCTTCGAAGCTCTGGATTGCCCAGATTGGTGCGATGACTGAACAGCAAATCCGTCTGGTCTGCCGTCAGTGCATGGACCGCTGCCGGGCGGGTGAAACGTGGCCCCCGGACCTGGCTGAGTTTGTTGCACTGATTTCGGAGAGTGGGGCAAATCCATTTGGTCTTACGGTGGATGCCGTGATGGAAGAGTACCGGCGCTGGCGCAATGAATCCTGGCGATACGACGGGAGTGATAAATACCCGTGGCCACAGCCTGTGCTGTACCACATCTGCCTCGAAATGCGTACCAGAGGGATTGAGCGCCAGATGACGCAGGGTGAGTTAAAACGACTTGCGGAACGGCAACTGACGAAATGGGCAAAGCATGTTGGTAACGGGATGAGTGTTCCGCCAGTGCGACGACAACTGGAAGGGGCGAAACACCCGAAAGGGCCAACGCCAATTGAACGGCTGAAACAGGAATACGAACGCCGGAAGGCTGCTGGTTTTATTTGAATCTGGGAAACGATTTTGTCGGAGGAAATTTTAATGGAAACCGTATTTGACGCACTGAAAGCACTGAAAAGAGCCTCTTCACAGGTAGTGGCGGCCCGCCTTGGAATCAGCCGTGAAGATGCGGTCAACGAACTGTGGAAACTGAAGCGCCGTGGTGAAGCGGATAACAAGGGGTCGATGTGGTGGCTGACTCAGGCAGGTGAAAGTGAACCAGTGTCACCGGTACCGAAAGTGACAGCGCAAATGCTGACTGAGGCGATTGAACAACATGGCCCACAAACGGCGGATGAGCTGGCACTGATGTTCGGGATTACCTCCCGCCGGGCGAATTCATCGCTGGCCATGGCAATCAGCAAAGGGCGTCTGATTCGCGTGAATCAGGGCGGTAAATTTCGTTACTGCATACCGGGCGCTGATTTACCGGCAGAGCCGGAAGCTGCATCCGTAGCGGAAACCGATGGTAAAGCCTTTCCTCAGCCAGCAGGTGTTGCGTTACCAGTCCAGGAAACGACGACACAGGAAGAAATGAAAACAGAAATCGTGGAAGACATTGTGAAGTTACAGCCATCGGTCACCGAAACGAAAGCAGATGACCTGATTCTACCATCGCTGCATGTGGCTAACCGCGAGCTGCGCCGGGCAAAAGGTCAGGTTCAGAAGTGGGAGCGAGTCTGCGCCGCGCTGCGGGAGCTGAATAAGTGCCGGGATATTCTCCGGGATATTACCGCCACCAGAGAACAGCAGCGGTGAGTGGGTGGAAGACGTGGTGCCGGGCTGAAATTCTGATACTCCGGCAGTGCGCGGGAACAATGAAGGTAAAAAGCATTGGCGCGCTTATCGGACGAACTGAAGCGGCAGTGAGAACGAAGGCACGGGAGCTGGGCATCAGCATGATGTTACGTGGTGATTTTCACCCGTCGGCAAAATATTCACAGCGTGATATTGAGCTGGCGCGGCAACTGCATCAGCGCGGTGTACCCCGACGGGAAATTGCCGAAAAGTTCGGAATGAAGTTGCGTGCAGTGAATAACTACGTTTATTTCGACAGGAGGGTTCAGGCGTGAGGGTGAGAATTTATATCGCCGGTCCAATGACGGGATATGAAAATTTCAACCGCGAGGCATTTCACAGGGCGGAAGAAGCACTGAAACGGGAAGGGCATACCGTCTTAAACCCGGCAGTACTTCCGGACGGGCTGACACAGCCGCACTACATGGATATTTGCATGGCAATGATTCGTTGTGTGGATGCGGTTTATATGCTGAATGGCTGGCAGCGGTCAGCGGGCGCTAAGGCAGAGCTGGCACTGGCGGAGAAACTGGGGCATGCGGTGATTTATCAGGAGGTGGCTCAATGAGAGAGGTTAACTATGAGGCGCTTCGTGAGGCAGCACAAAACTATCAGTCGACGCTGGCGTGGTATCAGGCTATCCCGGACAGCCCAAATGCTGAACGGGATTGTGATGCGGCTCTTGCTGCGTTTAAGCGTCACATCCGTCATCGGGAAGCGGATATTATCGCTGATTTGCTGGATGGACTGGAAGAAGCAAAATCACAACTCAACGAGCAACGTGAGTATTACGAAGGTGTTATCTCGGATGGGAGTAAGCGCATTGCTGAACTGGAAGCGCGGGAAGTTCAATTACCGACTCGCTACGACCTTCGATATGGACACCCGATAAATGCAGATGAGCGACAAGTCATGATACCTAAAGAAAATGGCAGTTGGCTTTACCTGATTGACCTAGAACACGCATTACGCGTCGCTGGCATTCGCATCAAAGGAGAGGAGCATGGAAATAAAACCAGAAGATGAGTTAAGTAATATTGTTTTATTTCCGGTAAAAGAGGATGACCCACGTAATCAGGTTAATTTTCTTTATGAGCCATCGGAAAGACCATACTGCCATCACGCCTCTGTCCGGGTTGACGAAAAAGAGCGTCAGGTCCGCTGTAAAATCTGCGGTTCAGTTGTGGAGCCGTTTGACTGGATGCTCTCTGTGGCGAAAAGAGAAACCAGACTGGCAGATGATGTAAAGCTATTGCGCCAGGAGGAACAGGAAAGGCGAAAAAATATAGAAAAGTTAATTCAGATTGAGCGTAACGCGAAAGCGCGGATACGCAGGGCGTCAAAATCCAGAACTGAATAATTAAATTCAGCACTGTTAAAAATTTAATCCTTAACCGGAGGGATTCCTGCACCCTCAGAACATAAGGAGACCGCCTGAAAGGGTGGTAATGAAAAATGACTGAATTAACCAAAGAGCAATTAATCAAGGAAGCCAAATTAAAAATAGCGGTTGCGAACTGTTACCCTAATTCAGAGATGGCCAGGGTAGAGGGTGAGCTATTCAAAATTGCACTGGCATCGCTGGAAGCAGAACCGATAGCGTGGGAATGCGGTGAAAACATAATCCTGTTTAACCCTGACACAGTTGAAGCATACGCAAAACGTGCGGAAATATCACCTAAACCACTATTCTCCGCGCCGCCAGCGCTGGTAGTGCCTGATAAGTTGCCGCGTGAATACAGAAACGGTTGGCCTCTTGCGTATAGTGATTATGCTGAAGGCTGGAACGACTGCCGCGAAGCCATGCTTCAGGGAGATAAATCATGATTAATCGTATCAAGCTGGAGCACATCCTCGAATATACCAGGCAGCAGAGGCATATTGGTCAGCATTGTAAAATTCCACCAGGAGATATGGTTGAAATCATGGAGATTGCCATGCGCAAGGCTGGCAATTCTCCGGTAACTCCGGATGGTTGGATAAGCTGTAGTGAGCGAATGCCGCCAGTTGGTGTTGATGTACAACTGTTTGTGTCCAGCACGGGTGAACAGTTTACAGGTTTTAACCTGGATAATACGGGTGACTTCCAGTATGCGCAGTGTTTCGGTGCGCCCATCGTGTGTGAAGCCACACACTGGATGCCGCTACCAGAACTGCCGAAGGAGGTGCGCCAATGAGCTGGCCTGAAGCCTTCTCAAATGTTGGTATTGCAATGGCGGTGGCGCTGGTTGTGTATTCGATTTGCCGCTGGGGATAAATTGCTGAAAAAAGATCCCGACACACACATGAGTCGGGATCTTTGATTTATATAGCCTACGAATCCGCCAGTAAGAGAGGGGGCGGACGGTTTATTCTAATACTGGAATTATGTGGGGAAAAGTTTATAAGAAATCGGTTTCATAACTTTGTCCGCCATGATAAATACCTGCGATAAAGACTTTATTGCCATCAACGGCAAAAGCAATAATCGTTCTGTGGCGGAAGTGAGTTACCCGCATTCCCTGTCGAATATCATCGCGTTTATTGCCCCGATGCGGGAATGTGGAAAACCCATCAAGATAATCAAGAAGTGCATTGGCATAATTGTCAGCAATGACGCTCCCTGCTTTCTCCGTTATATATCTGTGCAGGTTGATTATCTGCTGTTCGGCCTCAGGAGTAATGATGACTTCATATGTCATGCAGATTACTTCCCGGCTCGAATCGCGGCGCGAACCTGTGAAATGGAGCGTCCGTTGTTTGGGTTTTCGCGGATAGAATCGAGAGATGGGGCGGCTGAATGCGTTAACCACGCTTCGATTGCTTTATCGCGCTCATTCAGTGCGCGAAGCCCTTCACGAATGACCTCACTTTCTGAAGCATAGGCACCGGAAGCCACACGGGCGCGCACCATGTCAGCCATCTCGTTAGTTAATGTAATGCTGAATTGTTGGGTTGTACGCATGGTAAACCTCACGGAGTAGGATAGAACACTATTCGATGATAGCACACTGCCTGTTGACGACAACAGAAATCAGATACAATATTGCCGCACGCCAGCCTGAACAACTGGCACCTGCTGCGCCAGCAGAGACAACCGATGGCGCACGATACCAGATTTTACAATTCGGATAACTCCGCCGCCCCTGCCAGCAGGCATGGGCGGCGTTCTCATGCATTCAAATCTGACTGGTTCCAGCATGACCCATGCACTGAAGAACAGGCCGAATGGCTGATCCAGTGCTACCGCAGACGTGGTTACGAGTTTCAGAAAGATCTCAGTTTCGATCGTCGTCACTGGATAATCTCTGTCAGGCTCCCTTATTCCGAATGCCCACCGCGTCCGTCCCGCACATTCCAGCAGCGCATCTGGAGGTAACGTGCGGGTATTACTTCGACCTGTTCTGGTGCCGGAACTCGGGATGGTGGTCCTTAAGCCGGGCCGTGAATCAATGTCAGCATTCCATAACGGCAGAATATTGGTGGAGCCGGAACCGAAAAACATGCGCGGTCTGCCGTCCGGAGTCGTTCCCGCCGTTCGCCAGCCGCTGGCAGAGGATAAAACATTACTGCCATTTTTCAGCGATGAGCGGGTTATTCGTGCTGCTGGTGGTGCTGGTGCACTGTCTGACTGGTTATTACGTCACGTGAAATCCTGCCAGTGGCCACACGGCGATTATCATCACAGCGAAACGGTCATTCACCGTTACGGTACCGGCGCGATGGTGTTGTGCTGGCACTGCGACAACCAGCTGCGCGACCAGACATCAGAATCACTCGATCAACTTGCTCAGCAGAATCTGGTTGCCTGGATGATTGATGTCATCCGTCACGCAATAAGCGGTACGCAGGAGAGGGAGTTATCGCTGGCCGAATTATCCTGGTGGGCGGCCTGCAATCAGGTGGTGGATGCACTACCTGAGGCAGTAGCGCGTCGTTCGCTGGGATTACCGGCGGAAAAAATCCGCTCCGTATACCGTGAGAGTGACATCGTACCGGGAGAACAGACAGCCATCAGCATACTGAAGCAGCGCACAAAAAATATTGCGCTGCCACTTCACGTCCACCAGCAACAAAATCCACCACAGAAAAAAACGGTTGTCAGTATCGCCGTTGATCCGGAGTCTCCTGAATCGTTCATGAGGCGGCCTAAACGTCGCCGTTGGGTTAATGAGAAATACACGCGCTGGGTAAAGACACAGCCGTGTGCGTGTTGTGGTAAGCCAGCTGACGATCCGCATCACCTGATTGGTCATGGTCAGGGGGGAGTGGGAACAAAGGCCCACGATATTTTCACGCTACCGTTGTGCCGGGAGCACCACAACGAACTTCATGCAGACCCGCTGAAGTTTGAGAAAAAGTACGGCTCTCAGATTGAGTTAATTTTTCGTTTTCTTGATCACGCCTTTGCGACTGGCGTGCTCGGGTAAAAGAGGTGACTGATGCTCATAGATTTGGTTTTACCTTACCCGCCGACGGTGAACACTTACTGGCGACGCCGTGGCAGCACATATTTTGTATCAAAAGCCGGGGAGCGTTATCGCCGGGCAGTGGCGCTTATTGTTCGCCAGCAGCGGCTGAAATTAAGCCTGTCCGGACGGCTGGCAATAAAAATTATTGCAGAACCACCGGATAAGCGCCGCCGTGACCTAGACAATATTCTGAAAGCGCCGCTGGATGCGCTGATGCATGCGGGGTTGCTAATGGACGATGAGCAGTTTGATGAAATCAATATTGTACGTGGCAAGCCAGTATCTGGTGGACGGCTGGAGATAAAAATTACAGAGGTGGGGTGTGCATGAATAACCAGTATTTACAGTTTGTTCGTGAGCAACTCATGATTGCCACTGCGGATCTCAGTGGGGCGACAAAAGGTCAACTGGAAGCCTGGCAGGAAAATGCCCTGTTCGATACAGGGCGTTACAGACGCAAAAAAATTCGTTACCGCGATGAGGTAACCGGAAAAATGATCACGCGGGATAATCCACCAATCCCGGGTAAACAATCACTGGCGAAAGGCTCATCAATTGCCCTGGTCAGTCCTGTTGAGTTTGCAACATCATCGTGGCGGCGTGCCCTTCTGGAACTGGAAGAACATCAGAAGGCGTGGTTGTTGTGGTGTTATGGCGGAAACATTTGCTGGGAGCATCAGATCGCGATAACGCAGTGGGTGTGGAATGAATTTAAAACTCAGTCTGGTACCAGAAAAATTGCAGTGAAAACGCTGGAGCGTGTGAAGAAGTTGATCTGGCTGGCGGCACAGGATGTCAGAGGATGGGTTACCGGGTGTGAGGTCTACCAGAGACAGGAGCTTGCCAGACTGTGTGGAGTTAAGCCTGATAACTGGAGCCATAATTATGCGAACTACTGGCGTGAGATGTGCGATATTTTTAAGCGCCTCGATAGAGAATCCTTGATTTGCTCCGTGAAAATAAGAGCGCAACAAAAAGCGACCTTTTCACGACGAGATATTGCAAAAGTCAATTAAATCGCGTATGTTTCGTATAAATCTGATATTTTGCCTATTTTGTACGCGATGGCAAAGTAAGAAAAAAACTGCCGCCAGGCGGTTTTTTTATGTCCGAAAATCGCGTCAGTACAGTAAACGCGCTGGCGGCGGTGAATACCGGTCTTTCAGCTTGCTGGCTTTTTTGACAAGAGTTATTGGTGTGTCACGTTAACCGGAAAAGGGAAAAAGACATGCTGAAACAGCAGGATATGACCGAAACTGCCAGAGTGGTGTTTAATGAATTAAGCGTCACCGAACCGGCGACAGTCGGGGAGATTGCGCAGAATACGTACCTTTCACGCGAACGCTGCCAGCTAATACTGACCCAGCTTGTTATGGCGGGTCTGGCAGATTATCAGTTCGGTTGTTACAGACGCCTTCAGTCCTGAAGGCTTTTTTATTTGTGGTAAATGGGCGGCTGGTGGGTGTTAGGGGCACTCACCAGCCATCTGCTCATGCGTTGGGGTCACAAGCAAACCTCAGGCCCATCTGCTTTGCGCAAAAGCGGTATGAGCCTATCAGAGACAGGCTTAATGATCCATGTTTAATACTGTAAAAATATCCAGTTGTGAGTTGATCAACGCCGACTGCCTGGAATTTATCCGGTCGTTACCCGAAAATTCTGTTGACCTGATAGTCACGGACCCGCCGTACTTTAAAGTGAAGCCTGAGGGCTGGGATAACCAGTGGAAGGGCGACGATGACTACCTGAAGTGGCTGGACCAGTGTCTGGCGCAGTTCTGGCGGGTGCTGAAACCTGCCGGAAGTCTTTACCTGTTCTGTGGCCATCGCCTGGCATCTGATATCGAAATCATGATGCGTGAACGCTTCAGTGTACTGAACCATATTATCTGGGCAAAGCCGTCCGGACGCTGGAACGGGTGCAACAAGGAAAGCCTGAGGGCGTATTTCCCCGCCACAGAGCGCATTCTGTTCGCGGAACATTATCAGGGGCCGTATCGTCCGAAAGATGCCGGGTATGAGGCGAAGGGCAGGGCACTGAAACAGCATGTGATGGCTCCGCTGATTGCTTACTTTCGTGATGCGCGTGCTGCCCTGGGGATAACGGCAAAACAGATAGTGGATGCCACAGGAAAGAAAAACATGGTGTCGCACTGGTTCAGTGCCAGTCAGTGGCAGCTACCGAACGAAAGCGATTATCTGAAATTACAGGCGCTGTTTGCCCGGGTGGCAGAAGAGAAGCATCAGCGGGGGGAACTGGAGAAGCCCCACCACCAGCTGCTGGAGACGTATACTTCACTGAACCGGCAGTATGCGGAACTGCAGAGTGAATATAAGCATCTGCGGCGGTATTTTGGCGTGACGGCGCAGGTGCCGTACACGGATGTGTGGACGCATAAACCGGTGCAGTACTATCCCGGGAAACATCCGTGCGAAAAACCGGCAGAAATGCTGCAGCAGATAATCAGCGCGAGCAGTCGTCCGGGGGACCTGGTTGCAGATTTTTTCATGGGGTCGGGTTCGACAGTCAAAGCCGCGATGGCGCTGGGGCGTCGTGCAACTGGCGTTGAGCTGGAGACTGAACGTTTTGAGCAGACGGTCAGGGAAGTTCAGGATTTAGTCAGTCAGAACGGATGATATTGCAGGATTAGTTACGTACCGTTATTATCCTGCGCCCGGCCCTTTAGCTCAGTGGTGAGAGCGAGCGACTCATAATCGCCAGGTCGCTGGTTCAAATCCAGCAAGGGCCACCATATCACATACCGCCATTAGCTCATCGGGATAGAGCGCCAGCCTTCGAAGCTGGCTGCGCGGGGTTCGAGTCCTCGATGGCGGTCCATTATCGGTATTCAGCGTTGTTAGCTCAGCCGGACAGAGCAATTGCCTTCTAAGCAATCGGTCACTGGTTCGAATCCAGTACAACGCGCCATATTTATTTACCAGGCTCGCTTTTGCGGGCCTTTTTTATATCTGCGCCGGGTCTGGTGCTGATTACTTCAGCCAAAAGGAACACCTGTATATGAAGTGTATATTATTTAAATGGGTACTGTGCCTGTTACTGGGTTTTTCTTCGGTATCCTATTCCCGGGAATTTACGATAGACTTTTCGACTCAACAAAGTTATGTCTCTTCGTTAAATAGTATACGGACAGAGATATCGACCCCTCTTGAACATATATCTCAGGGGACCACATCGGTGTCTGTTATTAACCACACCCCGCCGGGCAGTTATTTTGCTGTGGATATACGAGGGCTTGATGTCTATCAGGCGCGTTTTGACCATCTTCGTCTGATTATTGAGCAAAATAATTTATATGTGGCCGGGTTCGTTAATACGGCAACAAATACTTTCTACCGTTTTTCAGATTTTACACATATATCAGTGCCCGGTGTGACAACG